TGTGTACCGCTATAAAGACCAGGGGAAAGAAATGGTACCCAGCCATCCGCTATACCCGCTGCTCCATGACGAGCCGAACCCGGAGATGACCAGTTTCATCTTCCGGGAGACCCTCATGGGGCATTTGCTTTTATATGGCAATGCCTATGCCCAGATTATCCGGGACGGGTATGGCAGGGTGAAATGGCTGTACCCGTTATTGCCGGAGCGCATGGATGTGAACCGGGACAAGGATGGACAGCTTGTCTACACATACACCCGCTACCTGGATGACTTCGGTGGCAAGAAGCGGTATGAGCAGGTGAAGCTCCGGCCTGAGGAAGTGCTGCATATCCCCGGATTAGGGTATGACGGCCTCATCGGCTACTCTCCGATAGCCATGGCCAAGAATGCCATCGGCATGTCCATGGCGGCGGAGGAGTACGGTTCCACGTTTTTCGCCAACGGGGCAACGCCCAGCGGACTCTTGGAACACCCCGGTGTGGTGAAAGACCCGGAAAAGCTACGGCAGAGCTGGCATGCGCAGTTCAGCGGGAAAAACAGCCACAACGTGGCAGTGCTGGAAGAGGGCATGACCTACAAACCCATGTCCATCTCACCCAATGAGGCACAGTTCCTGGAGACGCGGAAATTCCAGATCGATGAGATCGCCCGGATCTTCCGGGTACCTCCCCATATGGTGGGAGATTTGGAAAAATCTAGTTTCTCCAACATTGAGCAGCAGTCCCTGGAATTTGTGAAGTACACGTTGAACCCCTGGGTTATCCGCTGGGAACAGGCGCTGCATAAGGCGCTTCTGCTTCCCGGCGAGAAACAGCATTACTTCATCAAGTTCAACGTGGACGGGCTGTTGCGTGGCGATTACCAGAGCCGGATGAACGGCTATGCGGTGGGAAGACAGAACGGCTGGCTCTCCGCCAACGATATCCGGGAGATGGAAAATCTCAATCCCATATCCGAGGAGGAGGGGGGCAACCTGTACCTGATCAACGGGAACATGACCAAGTTGAAGGATGCCGGGCTGTTTGCTAACAGGCAGCAACCGGCAGAAAAGAACGGAGGTAACAACAATTGAAAAAGAAATTCTGGAACTGGGTGCGGAACGAGGATACCGGTGCGCGCACCCTGGTATTGAACGGGCAGATATCCGACGAGACCTGGTATGGCGATGAAGTCACACCGGGTCTTTTTCGTGAGGAACTGAATGCCGGCGAAGGAGATATCACCGTCTGGATCAACTCTCCCGGCGGGGACGTGTTCGCCGCGGCCCAGATTTACAACATGCTGAAAGAGTATTCCGGCAAGGTGGAGGTTCGTATCGACGGGATGGCGGCATCGGCCGCGTCGGTGGTGGCTATGGCCGGTGACAGGATTTCCATGTCCCCGGTTGCCATGATGATGATCCATAACCCGATGACCGTCGCCATGGGAGACCACAAGGCGTTCCAGCAGGCCATGGATATGCTGGAGGAAGTCAAGGAAAGCATCATCAACGCCTATGAGCTGAAGACGGGACAGTCCCGGACAGTCATCTCGCACATGATGGATGACGAGACCTGGTTCAACGCCAAGAAAGCGGTAGAGCTGGGATTCGCGGACGACATCCTGTACACGGACGGGGAAGGGAAACAGGAAGCGCCGGCTGCGGTGCTGTTTTCCAAGATCATGGTGATGAATTCATTTTTGTGCAAGTTTAACAAACCAGAACCGGAACCCGACACACGGGTTTCCGTGGAGCCGCTGAAGAAGCGGCTTTTTTTATTGAGTCATTAAGGAGGAAAAGACTATGGCTATGAGCATTAACGAACTGAGAACCAAACGCGCGTCCCTGTGGGAAGAAACCAAGAAGTTCCTGGCAGAACACACCGACAAGGACGGCAAGATGGCTGCCGCCGATGCGGAAGCCTACGAAAAGATGGAGGCTGACATTGCGGAGATGGGCAAGACCATCGACCGCCTGGAGAAACAGGCAGAGATGGACAAGAAGCTGGCCATGCCTACCAGCAAACCCCTGGTAGGGGCGCCCGGTAAACCGGAAAAGAAAGGTACGGCTTCTGATGAATACCGCAAGGCGATGTTTACGGCGATCCGTACCAAGTTCCGCGATGTATCCAACGTACTGCAGGAGGGTATCGACGAAGCGGGCGGCTATCTGGTGCCTGACGAATACGACCGCCGCCTGATCGACGTGCTGGATGAAGAAAACGTTCTGCGCGGGCTGGCGACGACCATCCGTACCAGCGGGGAACGCAAGATCAATATCGCGGCCACGAAACCGGCAGCCCTCTGGGTAGAAGAGGGTGGTGCGCTGACCTTCGGTGATGCGACCTTCGATCAGAAGCTGCTGGACGCCCACAAGCTGCATGTGGCTATCAAGATCACCGAGGAACTGTTGGCGGACAATGCGTTCCAGCTGGAAGACTATATCATCGCGCAGTTCGGCAAGGCGATTGCCAACGCGGAGGAAGACGCCTTCCTGAACGGGGACGGCGAAGGCAAACCGACCGGCCTTTTTGCGGATGCCCAGGTCGGCGTTACCATCGGCACGGTGGAAATCGAAGCCGATGATGTCATCGACCTGATTTATAAGCTGAAACGCCCGTACCGCAAAAAAGCGTCCTTCATCACCAACGACAGCACCCTGGCGGTGCTCCGCAAACTGAAGGATGAGAACGGGAACTACCTGTGGCAGCCTTCTCTCCAGAACGGGGAACCGGACCGTATCCTTGGGTACGCCATCCGTACCTCCCAGTTTGCGCCGAAGCTGGCAGCCGGCAAGGCAGCGCTGGCCTTCGGTGACTTCAGCTACTATAACATCGGCGACCGTGGCCAGCGTACCCTGCAGGTACTGAAGGAACTGTTCGCCGGGAACGGCATGGTAGGTTATGTGATGAAGGAACGTGTGGACGGCCTTCTGGTCCTGCCGGAAGCCGTGCAGGTGCTGAAGGTTGCCGGTACTTCCGCAGGTGGCGGTTCTGATGATGCCGGCGATGACGACGGCGAAGGCTGAGTAGGAAAGGGTGATGGTCATGCTTCTGGAACTGGCAGAGGTTAAGAACTACCTGCGGGTAGATACCAACGAGGAGGACGGCCTGATTACCAGGCTGTCCCAGTCGGCGGAAACGCTGTGCATGGATGTGGCCCGGATAGCGGATGCGGAGGAATTCGCAGCCCTGGGGGATACGGCAAAGACCGCGGTTCTGTATGCGACAGCCTATCTGTACGAACACCGGGAGGAGGCTGACCATCACGCCCTGACCCTGACCCTCCGCTCCCTGTTGTTCGGGGTGCGGAAGGAGGGGTTTTGAGATATGAAGATTGCGAAGATGGACAAGCGGATCACCCTGCAGCGGCCGGTCACCCATGAGGATGGCTACGGCGGGCTGGAAACGGTGTTCGAGGACGCCGGAAAAGCCTGGGCGAAGATGGAACGGACGGACTATGCCGAGCAGCAGGCGGAAGGGACTCCCATGAACCGGGAACAGGTGCGGATCCGTATCCGTCCACGGAAGGATGTCCAGCGTGGCTGGCGGGTGGTACTGGAAGGGGATGTGTTTGTGGTGGAGACCGCCGACAACACCTTCCGGGATAACACGATGCTCATCCTGCGGCACTATGAACCGGGGGTGTGAGCTATGGCGACGTTTACCGTAAAAGTTCCTGCCGGCGAGTTGTTGCGGGCAATAAAACAGATAAAGGCGTGGGATGGCAGGACCCGGCTCCGGGTTGAAAATGCGTTGCGTAAAGGAACGAGACTGGTTCGCAGGGAGGCCATGCAGCGGGTACCGAAACACACAGGCCGGTTGCGGAAATCCCTCAAGACCCGGTTTAGTTCTTCCAAGCTGGAAGGGCAGGTCTATTCCATGGAACCCCATGCCCATCTGGTGGAGTTCGGGGCGCGGGCGGTCATCATCCGTCCGAAACGGAAGAAGGCGCTGCGGATTCCACTGGCTGACGGGTACAAGTTCACGAAAATCGCTGTGGTTCCCAAACGGGCCGGAAAGCCGTTCCTGAAACCGGCGTACGATTCTGTGGAACCGCAGATCATACAGGATGTGAAGAAAGCACTGAGGGGAACATGAAACGATTACCGAACAACGCCCTGCACAAAGCACTGGTCCCGTTTCTGCGTGAGAAAACGGGATACCGGGTGTACGACTATGTGCCGGAAACGGCGCAGCTGCCGTTCATCACTCTGGGGGCGGTCAATGTGCAGGACAAATCCACCAAGACGGAGGATATGACCAAGACCTCCGTCCATATCCACATCTACAGTAATTACAAAGGGCGGTTTGAAATCAATACACTGGCAGAATCATTGATTAACCTGTTCGCCGCAGAACAGGTTGATTTGTCGGCAGAAGAGTTCTTTGTGTGCAGCCAGGCCATTGATTTTTATGAGACGTATCCGGAGGATGAGATCGGCTACAGCGGTGTCATCACCCTGGATATGCTGATCCAGAACAAAAAGAAGGAGGACTGAAACAATGTCTACAACTACATTTCCGACCCGGTCCGATGCCGTGTCTACGGCGACGGCAGGGAAAGATTACCTGATCCACGTGAACAAGGGCGCAAGCGATTTGGAGCCCGACTGGCTGTTGGTCGGCGGGCAGCGTTCCGGCAACCTGAACCGGAAGGCGGATGAACTGGACGCGTCCCACAAGACCTCCGGCGGCTGGGCCTGCCACCTGCCGGGACTCAGGAACTGGAGCATCGATTTGGAATCCGTGGTACTCCTGAACGATGAAGGGGCGCATTACCTGGAGGCCGCGTTTAACGCAGGGCATCAGGTGCATTTGAAGTTCGAGTACCCGGACAAGAGCTATTACACCGGCTGGGGTTCTATCACGGAATTCTCGCTGAAGACCCAGCACGATGACGTGGCGACCATTTCCGGTACTATCTCCGGGGACGGTCCGCTGTCCGAACTGCAGCGGGATGAAGAGGAACCTGGTGGCGAGACGGGTAGTACGGAAACCGGCGGTGAAACTACCGGCACGGAAGGTGAAGAGAACACCGGGACTGGTAACGATGACCCCGGTACGGTAACAGATGACGGTGACGAGGAGGACAGCAATGGTTAAAAAGATTCCATTTGATTTGATTAAGGAAGGCCAGTTTCTGAAACTGGATATCGGCAAGATGATGACCGTGGAGCAGATGCTGAAGATGCCTACCCTGCAGGTGCTGCAGGAACTGCGGGCCTTAAGCATTACGGTCATGACAGCCTTGCTTTCTGTTTCTGTCCATGAAGAGGACGGCTCGTTTCGGGGACGTTCCCAGAAGTTCTATGCCGATAAGATCCAGGAGCTTCTGTACAAGGGACACAGCATCGAGGAAATCTCCCTTCCCATCACCAAAGCGGTGGTGGCGACGGGCATCGCGGGTACGGCAGCGTATCTGGCGACCTTCCCGGAGGAGGCCACAGAGAAACTGGAGAACGAGGCGGAAAAAGAAGAAAAAAACGGGTAGAGGGGAAAAAACTCCCCTCATTCCGGGAATATGTGGAAATCGCAGGGCATGAGCTGCTAAAGCGGGGTTACACCCATGAACAGTTCCATGCCCTGAATTTGTTTGAGGTGAAGGAAGTCCTGGACGCCTGGCAGGAAAAGCACCTGGAAGAGTTGTGGGAAACGGCCTACTGGGTATCCTGCCTGATGAACGTGCATCTGAAAAAGGCGATGACGCCGAAAGAACTGATGAAACAGTTCCTGCCGGATACGTCAGCGGAAGAGCGGAAAGCGGAACGGGAATACTTCATCAAAAAATTCAATCTGGGAAAGGGGGACATAAGCCATGGCCACAAAGGTAGCTGACCTTCTGGTGAACATCGGGGCGGATACGTCCGATTTGAAGAAGGAACTGAAAGCGGTACAGCGCCAGCTGAACTATGCCTTTGGCCGGGAAGGCATGTCCCTCTCCCGGAACGCAGCTCTCGGTATCACGGCGGTGGGCGCTGCATTAGCTGGCGTTGCGGTCTATGCCGTGAAGGCCGGCGGCGAACTCCAGAATGTGCAGACCGCCATGACCAACATGCTGGGGAGCGCTGAGAAAGCCGACCAGATGATTAAGGAACTCCAGGACTTTGCCGCCCATACGCCCTTTGAGTTTAAGGATGTGACGCTGGCGTCCCAGAAGTTCCTGGCATTCGGTTTTACCGCGGAACAGGTTATTCCCACGCTGACCGCTGTGGGTGATGCCGCTGCCGGTGTAGGCGCCGGGCAGGACGGGGTGAACCGGCTGACCGTTGCGTTAGGCCAAATCGCCGCAAAGGGCAAACTGGCCAGCCAGGAAATGATGCAGGTCACGGAACTTGGCATCCCGGCCTGGCAGATGTTGGCACAGTATCTCGGGACCGATGTAGCAGAAGCCCAGGACAAGGTTTCCAAAGGCATGGTGGACAGCCAGATGGCGTTGGAAGCGCTGGTGGGCGGTATGGAAAGCCGCTATGCCGGGATGATGGACGCCCAGAGCAAGACGGTGCTGGGCGCCTGGTCGAACCTCATGGACGGCGTGGAACAGACCGCCATGCAGACGGGACTTGCTATCTCGGAAGCGCTCAATTTGCCGGAAGTGTTCAGTACGGCGGGTGAGGCACTGTCCGAGTTTGCCTCTGCGATCAAAGAAAAAGGGCTGAAAGACGCCCTGCTGGATCTGGTACCACCGGAGTTGCAGATGGCGATTACGGCTTTGGCGGGAGCGATTGTGGCGGTGGCGATGCCGGCATTAGCAAGCATGGCGGTAGCCGCGTGGGCTGCCGTCGCACCTTTGCTTCCGTTGATAGCCGCCGGGGCAGCGGTAGGGGCGGCGATATATGCCATCCTGAATCCCGTGAAGACGCTCCAGGCGTTACTGGATGTGCTGGGCGTCAGTGAAGAGAAGACTGCGGAGATTACAAAAGCGTTTTCCGAGGCGATAGACACAGTTACTTCTGTGGTAACCGATGTAATCGATATTCTGACCGGATTTGGTGTCCTGTTGGGTGAGGCAATCGAACCCTTCATTACGGGTGCCATTACCCTTTTTAATGATTTTACAGATGCCGCCGGGAACACGGCGCATTCCGTGTGGGATGCCATCTCGTACATGGCGGAAAACATCGGGAACGCTATCGGTGATGTGATTTCTGATTTTGCGAACATGGCCTATAACGCGTTGCCGGATTGGGGGCGGCAGGTCATCGACGTCATCAGCCGTACCGTGCAGACCGCGCTGGCGTGGCTTGACCAGCTGCTTGACCGGGCACGGCAGGCCGGAAGGAGTATCCGCTATGCGCCGGGCGGCGGTTCCGTTGAAACAGGAAATAAACCCAAGACGCCGGTGAAGACTCCGAATTTCAGTAACTTCGGACGATCCGGTGGTACATCGACCGCCGGTGGCGGAAAGGGCGGAGGGGGTGGCCGGAAGGTCGACCCGGAAAAAGAGGAAGAACGGCGGCGGGCGGCGGCGGAACGGGCGGCCAAGTCGGAAGCCGATATGCTGCGGAAGGTGCAGGACGCTATGCGGGAGAGCATCGCCCTGCAGATGAACTATGCGACCGCAGCGGAAAAAGCTGCCTACAAAATCGAACTGAACCATGAGGAAGCGGTGGACAGCATCCGCAAGAGATGGCAGGAGTTCGAGATGGAATACCTCGGCATGAGCGACACCGAGCGGGCCATGCTGGTACAGAACCTGACCGCCCAGGGTGTGGCCTTCGAGGTGATGGAAAACGGGAAACTGTCCCTGGCAAAACAGGTGTCCAAGGATATCGCCGCTGCGGAACAGCAGTACGCGGAAGAAACCAAGAACTTCTACATCCAGTGCAAGGATATCATGGCAGAACGGGACGAGGCGTTCCGGCAGAACTCTTGGACGGCATTGCAACAGCTGCTCACCAAAGAGAACGCGGCCCGGCTGAATTCCTATAACACCCAGCAGAACGTGATGGAGCAGTATTACGAGAACTGGCTGGAAGTGAACAAATCCACATCCGACCGGGTGGCGGAAGTGATACTGGACAGCCAGGGGGCGCTGCAGAACTTCTTCCAGAACGTTCTGACCGGCGCCAAGTCCTTCGGGGAGTCCCTGCTCGATTTCGTCAGTGACCTGTTGAACAACATCGTATCCCAGATTTCCAAGATGATGGCCTCCGCCATCGTGAACAAATTCCTGTCCAGTTTCTTCGGCGGGGTGTTCGGTTTTGCCGATGGAGGCTATGTGAGAGGCTATGCGTCGGGCGGTACCGTCTGGGGACCGGGAACTTCGACCAGTGACAGCATCCCGGCGATGCTCTCCCGTGGGGAGTATGTAATGAACGCGGCGGCAGTACGGCGGCTGGGCGTCCCGTACCTGGATATGCTGAATACCGGGCAGATGGCAGGGTTCGCCACTGGTGGGCCGGTCATGGCGGATACGGCAATACCCGCCATGGGGAAAAGCGGAGTGAATATCCGCATCCAGCTGAAGAACGAATCCGGGCAGCAGCTGCAGGCAGAACAGACGGGTAGTTCCTTTAACGGGGAAGAGTATGTGATTGGTGTAGTGCTGAAAGCGGTCAGCACGAACCAAGGCGGCCTGCGAAGCATGATCAAGGGGGTAGCGACAACATGAGCGACAGGATATATTTTCCGGATATCCGGGCGCCGGGATGGCCCTTCGTGGAACAACACGAGGACACTTCTCTGCGCACCAAGTTTGAGGACGGGTCCATGCAGACCCGTTCCAAGTTCACCCGGAGCCGGCGCAAATGGACGCTGCACTGGAACAACCTGCCCCGGCGGCAGTACCTGGTGCTGGTGCATTTTATCACCAAGGTCGTGAAGTTTTCCGCGAAAAGTTTCATCTGGGTGAACCCGGATTCCTACGGTTTTGTGTACGGGGAAGAACTGGATCCCCACCGGGAAGAAGTAGAAGTCAGGATTACCCGTGTGGGCGAGTGGAAGAACGAGGCTATGCGGTACTGGTCCGGGGATATCGAACTGACGGAGGTGTAGGATGTTAAGCCTTTCGGCCATTGCCAGAAAAGAGAAGAACGAACTCAGTACGGACAGTGCCTTCATCGTACTGCTGGATATCCGGCTCGGTGAAGAAACTGTCCGTATCTGCTATAACACAGAGGATGTGACCTGGAACGGCAATCTGTATCAGGCGTTCCCGTTCACGATCGGGGAGGTCACGGAGAACACGGACGGGAGCGACCCGGATGTGGAACTGAAGGTGGACAACGTATCCCAGGCGCTGCAGTACGCGGTGGAAGAAGCCAACGGCGGGAACGGCACGGAGGTGATACTCCGTGTGGTGAACAGCCTGGCGTTGGAAACCGGCTATGCGGAGATGGAAGAATTCTTCGTGGTGACCAGGACCCAGGTCGACCAGCAGTACATCACCTTCCACCTGGGCAGCGAGTACAGTTCCCGCACCCGCCGCCCATTAAATCGTTACATGAAGAACAGCTGCAGTTTCAAGTACAAAGATGTGCGGTGTGGCTGCACTTCCAATTATCCCACCTGCGACCATACGCTGACGGATTGCAGGGCCAGAGGAAACAGCCATCGGTTCGGCGCCTTCCAGGGCATCGACCAGAAAGGGGTGTATGTACATTGATCCGCTATGACGATTTGATTGGCGTCCCGTTCAAGAACCACGGGCGGGACGTGAAGACCGGGCTGGACTGCTATGGCCTGGTGATGGAAGTGTACCGGCGCTGCGGTATCGAGTTACCAGAGTTTGACGCGGAATACGATGATGTGGAAAAGATATCGGGCATTATCGACGGGGAACGCGCCAAGGAAAACATCTGGAAGAAATGCGACAGGGCAGCCCTGCCGGTTCCCTGTATCCTGGCTATCCGGTTCGGGGTGCCGAAAGGCGTGGTGAACCATACCGGCTGCTATATCGGAGATGGGAAATTCATCCACATACGGGAGAACATCGGCGTCTGCGTAGACCGGCTGGATTCCCCGGCATGGAGACGGGTGATAGAGGGGTGTTACGAATATGCAGGACAAGAAAAATGTCACGCTGGTCATCATACAGAACCCGTTTGAACCATGGAACGGCAGACGGGTAGAAAAAATAGAAGCCGGGGAGTCCCTCCAGTCCCTTATGGAACGGAATGGGATTCCCGGTTTGGAGATGCTGGCCACCGTCAACGGTAATTCAACCGATTCACAGTATGTCACCGTTGACGGTGATTTCGTAGTGGTGAGTCCCGTCATCGCCAAGGGCGGAGGCGGCAAGGGGATCCTGGGCATCGTGGCGGCCATCGCCCTGTCTATCGTATCCCTGGGCGTCGGCTCGGTCGTTGCCGGAGGCGCCTTCATGGGTTCCGGCGCGGTTGCGATCGGCAGCTGGGGGTTCGCGTCGTTCCTGGCAGCGACGGCTGTCATGTTCCTGGGCAGTACCCTGATTTCCCGTTTTACCGGAAAGCAGGATCTGGGGCAGCATTACGATGCCAAGACAGACCCCACCTATTCCTGGGCGGGGACGCAGACCATGGAAGGCCAGAACAACGCCATTGCGTTGACTTATGGTACGGTGCAGAGCGGTGGGCAGTCCATCGGTAAATATGTAGAAGTGCGGGACAACCAGGAATACCTGAACTGGCTGGTAGCCGCAGGGGAAGGGCCGCTGAACATTTTTGATGTGCAGGTCAACGACAACCCGGTCAGCTACTACGAAGGCATGACGCTGGAAACCCGGGAGGGAACCAATGACCAGAGTCCCATCAGTAATTTCAACGATACCTATTTTACCAAGACGCTGAACTACCAGCTGCTGGATACGGAACGGATCGATACGGCGCAGGGCAATGCCACGGAAGGTCTTGTGGTGAAGATCGAGTTCACCAGCGGTTTGTACTTTGCCCAGGACAACGGGGAATTGGGAACCGCCTCGGTGGATATCGAAGGGTTTTACCGACTCGGGGCGAACGGAACATGGGTTCAGTTCATCGGTGGCAACGCCCAGGACGGGCATATCACGGGAAATCAATCCAGCAACCTGCGGAAGGAGTACCGGGTAGATAACCTGACGCTCGGTGAGTACCAGGTGAAGATGCGGGTGGTAGGACGGAGCCATGCGGTGGACAGCAGCCGTGCCAGCACCCGTTGTTTCTGGACAGGGCTGACCTCCATCGTCTATGACGATTTCTGTTATCCCAACATCGCGCTGGTCGGGATCAAGGCGCTGGCCACCGACCAGATCAGCGGAAGTCCGACGCTGAAGTTCAAGAAGACCTGCCCCTACGTGCTGGTCTGGAATCCGAACGCGAATCAGTATGAGCAGAAAGCCTCCACCAATCCGGCCTGGGCGGCGTATGACGTGCTGCACCAGTGCCGGAAGCTGAATAACATCCATACCAACCAGTATGTGTATGATGTCCGGGGCGTGGCCGCAAAGCGCATCCTCTACGACCAGTTCAAAGCTTGGGCGGATTTCTGCGACGCGAAACGCTTAAATGTGAATATTGAGATCGTCAACGCCGGGGAGATGCTGGACGTCATCAACGAGAACATCGCCAACGTGGGCCGGGGGCAGGTGCTTCGTTTCGGTACCCGCTACGGCTGCACCTGGGACTGCGTCAGGCAGCCGGTGCAGATGTTCGGCATGGGAAATATCGTGGAAGGAACCTTCAAAGAAGAGTTTCTCCAAACTTCTGATAGAGCCAACTGCGTGGAGCTGACCTACATGGACGCGGCCAACGATTTCAGCCGGGAGACCATCACCATCTATTCCGATACCTACGATACGGATGCGCAGGAACGGACGGCCCAGGCGGAGTTCAACGGCATCACTTCCTATGAACAGGCCTACCGGGAAGGAATGTATCAACTTTATTGCAATCAACGGTTACTCAGAACCGTTTCTTTTGAGGCGGGGGTGGATGCCATCGCCTGCACAGTGGGGGACGTGGTGCTCATCGCCCACGATGTACCCAAATGGGCGCGGAGCGGACGCATCCATGAAGTGGAAGGGCAGGAACTGATCCTTCCGGTGGAACTGGATGATATGGAAGGGCCATACCGCATCATGTACCGGACGGTGAACGACAATATGTACTCTTCCCCGGTGACGGTGCTGAAGAACAAGGACGGCTGGTGCCGGCTTCGGGTGAGCAATACGTTCTCTGCCGAAGACCCGCCACAGCCGCAGGATATCTTCGATATCGCCTATACGCATAAAGGCAGCAAGCCTTTTGTGGTGAAATCCATCACCCGTGCGCAGGACTTTACACGGAAAATCGAATGCCTGGAATACGATGCCTCGGTCTATGAAGAGAACTATAACATTCCGGTCATCCAGTATTCTTCTCATGAGAAGCTGGTGAAGAATGTGACGTCCTTATCGGCGGCCTCGTTCCGGTATCTCCTGCAGGACGGGTCCTACCGCTACCAGACGGATATCTCCTGGGTGCGGGAGAGCAGTGGGAGTTATGCGGTGTACGTTATGGAAGGAAATAGCTACAAACTGGTGGCAGAAGGTGTGCGGGGCAATTCATATTCGTACACTTCGGTAAAAATGCCGAGCAAGGTGAAAGTCTTGACGGTCGGGGTAGGCGCCCGGTCACCGGGAACGGTGGCGAACGTGACGCTGATCACTTCTATCGTCATCAATAAGGTAACGGGACTGTCGGCTTCTGTTACGAAGCAGGACGACAAATACAATGTTTCTGCCCATTGGAATGCAACCGACGCGGCCGGGTTCCGGTATTACGAGGTTTCGTTCCAAGGTGAGGTGTACCGGGCGTCCGGCACGACCATGGATATAAATGACGCGGAAACCGGGACGTATGTGCTGGCGGTCACCGTGGTGACCTATTATGGCCGGAGTGAGGAAAAGACAGTGAGTGTGACGATTGGAGGCACGGCATGATTATCGTAAAAGAAAAAACGATCATGTGCAGCCGGGGGGATACCTTCATCACCCTGTTCTATGTGAAAGGGCTGGTACTGACCGAGAATGACCGGGCCGTTTTCACGGTGAAGAAGGACATCGAAGGACGGCAGACACTGTTGTCCCTGCCCTGCGGCATCGATACGCTGAACAATGTGATATCGGTGTTCGGCACGGCGCAGGAGATGAGCGTCCTGGCAGAAGGGACCTACTGGTACGACCTCTATGTGGATACCGCCGGCGGGGCGCATACCACACTGGTGTATCCCAACAAATTTATTGTACGGAGGACGGTGCACGATGATTAAGAACTGGATCGATCATAAAATCCGGCGTATCAACATAGAAATACAGGAGACCGCTATCGCCATCGGTGCACCCGTGGCCTATAACTATGACTTGGCCTATGTAACCAGCGCCAAGGCCTCGGTGCAGGCAGGGCTGGATGAGATGCGCCGTCTGCTCGCCCAGGGCGGTGGCGGTACCGGCGGCGGTTCGGCAGCGACCCAGGGCGTCTACGATACGCTGGAAGAACTGATTGCTTCGGCGGCGTTCCTGTCCCTCGGCGATGTGGTACGCACCAAAGGGTACTACCATAAAAATGACGGAGGCGGTGCAAATTATGAACTCCGGTACCTGTATTCCCAGGAAGCGTTTCCCTGGGCCATTGACCTGGGGGAAACGGAGGAAGTGGAATACCAGCTGTCCTATAAGGCGGACGGGACTCCGATGCTGGATGAGCATGGGGAGTATGTGACGCTGAAGGACGCCAGCGGACGGCCTATCCCGGCGACCAACCCCAACGGCACGGTGAAGCATAAGCATATGTACGCCTGCATCACGGATACCGTGGTGAACTACCGGCAGTTCGGCGCAAAGCTGGACGGGGAGACGGATGACGGAACGGCGCTGGCCAATGCCCATCTATACCAGCGGAGCGTGTACACCATCGAGCCGGAAAGCGAGAGGAAACGCTATACGGTGAAAGTGGCCAACCATGACGGCATTATCCGCAAGGATAACAACGAGCCGATCGTATGCTGCGGGGATATCGACCTGTCCGGCAGCCGGCTCCTGGTACGGGATTGCAACGCGACCTGGTTCGGGTTTTATCTCTGGGGCGACAACGAGATAGACTACATGACCTATGAGCCGGTGGCTTCGGCTTTGCAGACCTATAAAAAGGACAATTTCATCATCGGCACCATGGGAAACGAAGGGGACGTGAAACAGAACGCCCTTATTTTTCTGAAGGAAGATCCGTATGCCGTCCGGGATGACGGCGGCTACCTGTATTCCGAGCCGCGGTATGAGCTGTTGCTCCATACCACGGACGGGCTGCTGGCGCAACCCTTCACGGAGGACTGGGACCGGGCCGGCGGGGAAGAAATCTCCGCTCCGTTCAGTGATTACAATACCCACCAGGTGACCACGGATACGCTGATTTCCCATTTCACGATCAATTATACGAGACTGCCTTCCACCCATTATCATTTCACAGGGTGCGAAGTGAAGCTGAACACCAGCGCCAACAAATACTGTTCGGTGCTGTGGTGCAAATGCCACAACGCCCATATTTCCGGGTTTACGTTTTACCCGGATTCGGCGCAGATGCACAACACGCAGTTCAAGAACACCATGATTTATATCTGGGGTTCCTATAACGTGGAGGTCTCGGATATTGTCGGGTTCAATGCAGCCGGGAAGAAGCAGGGCGGCGCGAACGCCACATCCGGCTATGTCATTCGCGCCACGAACTGCCTGGACCTGAAGCTGCAGGACATTTCCGTACAAGGCTATTGGGGCGCTACGGCCATGAACTGCGTGAAGGATATCCATATTAAGCGGGTGAGCATCAACCGCCTGGATATCCATAATTATTTCTATAACCTTTATATCGACGAGTGCAATCTGTATAACCACGCCATCCAGATCGGGGAAGGACGTGGCATCGTGCGGATCACCAACTCCAACTTCTATGTGAATCTGCTGCAGGCCGATTCCTGGCCGAATGCGCATCTGCTGGAGTTCAACCTGACCTACGGGCGTATCTTCGAAGGAAAGGTGTTCATCGAAAACTGCAACGCCTACCTGAAAGGGCCGGACGGCAACGAGTTTGATGTCTGCAAGATTGAGTTTGCCCCGGAAGCGGTCAGCACGTTGCCGCATTACAAGTTCCCGGAAGTGACCATCCGGGACTGCCATTTCCACAGTTATGATGCCAATACCTATCTGGTGTACTTCATGATCGCGGGGAAACGGAAATGCCAGACTTCGACCAAGGCGCCGTCCAACGTGACGGGCCATTGCCGGGATACCGGGAACGAGAACACGGGCCACCTGTTCTGGCGGTACATCGGCCGCGGGGTGGACTGGTTCAATAACGGTGATGAATCCCGGCTTCATGTGGTGCCGGGGCAGATCGTCCGTACCTACGACAAGTTCCTGGATTCGGAAGGGAAGACCACATTCTATAACTTCCAGTATTTTCAGGTTACCCAGGCGGGGGACCTGCCGGTACCCAGCGAAAGCAACAAGCCGAACAATATGACCGGCAATGAATTTGCGCTGGGGACGGCCATGATTAAATATGTGGACGACAGCCGCTGGCAGGCCAGCAAGGCGTATGCCGTCAGGGATTACTGTTTTACGGAATCCTCGTCCTGGCTGCCGGTGTTCTGCTATGAGTGCATCACGGCTGGCACATCCAACGGATGGAGGCCGGTACATTCTTCCGGCACCGTGATTGAAGGCGAGGACGTGTATCCCAAAAATCTGGACGCCTGCTATTGGGAATATGTGGGTCCGCTTTCCAGCTTTGTGGCGGCGGAGTTCAGCCCGAACATGAACGTCCAGAACAACACCTATATCTATGCCGACCACAAGATTTACAAAGTGCTGAACAGCGGGCGGCTGCGGGAACGGCCTCCCATCGATACGGCCTGGCGCGGTGCTTTTACAGAAGGGACGGCAAGGCTGTCTTTCATGGGAAAGGACTGGGCTCCTGTCACCTGGTGGGCGCGGGACTGTTACTGCGTATCCATGGTGAACGGGGTGAGAATGGTCTATAAGCTGGTGAACCAGGACGGCACGACCTCCGGGCAGATTCCGGTATCCGGCAATGCCATGAGCGTGGACGGGGACATAATCTGGGAGTACACCACGGATACCGCTACGAAGCAGTGGGCCGCGCAGACGCAGTTCTTCGAGGGGGACGTGGTTTCCGCCAACGGCAACAACTACCGCTGCGTCTTTGACGGGCGGCTGGAACTGCCGCACCAGATTAGCTTGGAAAATATATCCACTAACATGGATACCGGCGGTGACATCTTCGCCTTCTGGGAAGCGGGCACAGATG